TCAACAGTTCAGAGCATCGCATCGAACTGATAACCGGCGGCGTGATCGACTTCTGGTCTCTTGACGTGCCCGACGTGGCCCGAGGCCGGCATTACGCCCGGGTGATCGTGAACGAGGCGGCAATGGCGAGGGGCCTCGTTGACGTGTGGACGCGAGTCATTCGCCCGACGCTGGCAGACCTCGGCGGGGATGCGTGGTTCCTCTCCACGCCACGCGGCTACAACGACTTCCACGCGCTCTACGCGATGGCGGCAGAGCATCCCGACGAATGGCGATCCTGGCGCTTCCCAACGTCAGATAACCCGCATATTCCCGCGAAAGAGATTGAGGCGATGCGGGCCGAGATGGACGCGGTGAGCTACGCGCAGGAAATCCTCGCCGAGTTTCGCAGCATCACCGGCCTCGTCTATCAGGACTTCAACGAGGCCAACATCACGGACGCCGAGCCCGACCTGTCGCAGCCGTTCGAGGTGGGCTTTGACGACGGCTACATCGACCCTCGCGTGTTCCTGCTCATTCAGCGCACACCGACGGGCGTGCTTGTGTTTGACGAGATCGCGCACTCGAAACGGCTTGACGAGGAATCGATACGTGACCTGCTCGAACTGTGCTGCCGCATGTATGGCAAGCCGCTACCGGACGCATGGCACACGATGACGAACACGGCGCGGAGTGCGTGGGCGGTGGGAAACGGCGTCAAGCTGCCCGAGTTGGCCGTCGGCTCGACTGAGGCGGTGCAACTCATGCGGCGGTGTAGAGAGGCCAACATCCCGGCGAGAGGTGGGACACATCGCATCGTGGACGGTATCAAGATCGTGCGGCAACTGATCCTTGACGGCAACGGCGTGCGCTCGTTGCAGGTAAACCGGCGATGCAAGGGCCTGATAAACGAGATGACGAACACATACCGCTATCCGGACGGCGCGAGGCGCGACTCGGAGAAGCCCGAGGACGGCGGGGATCATTCCTGCGATGCCCTACGGTATTGGTGCCACATGCGCTCCGGTAGACGCTGACCGGATGAGACACTTTTTCGCAGGATGACGGATCACAACAGCGGAGGGGCGAGCGCATGAACATTTTCCAGCGGGCCGCATTGCGTCTCGCGGGCGTCACAATCAAAGACCTACAGGCGCTTCACCCGGAGGCGTTCACCCGCGAACTACTCTACAGCGGCAACGCGGATCAGGCGAAGGACAGCACACCGCAGACCTCCAACGCCTACGACGAATACGCGGGGCAGGCATGGGTATACAAGGCCACCTCGACAGTAGCGCGGTCGTTTCGCGCCGTGCCGCTCTACGTCATGCGCGGCGAGGATTGGATCGAAGGCCACCCCGTAGAACGGCTACTCGCCAAGCCAAACCCGGCGATGTCGGGCTCTGCGCTGTGGGAGCGCTGGATCATCGACGTGTATCTCGCGGGCGAGACTGGCATCGAAGTCACGCGCAACAAGCGCGGCGAGGTGGCCGAACTGTGGCCGCGTCAGGGCCGCACGGTGACGATTGACGCGGCATCGTCGCGCTACATGCGGGCCAACGGTTACACGATCAAGGACGGCTCAGGCGATCCCTACACGCTCACGCCTGAGGAGTTTATCTGGTCGTGGCTCTACAACCCGCTCAGCGTGTGGCGCGGCCTCGGCGTGTATCAGGCGGCGGCGCTCGGAATCCTGACAGACAAGCAGGCGCAACGCTACGCGGCCAGCTTCTTCCGTGGCATGGCCCGTCCTGATTACGTGGTGACGACGCCCCAGGGCGTGACGCAGACGGAGAAGGACATCATCCTTGCCCAGATTGAGGCCATGACCTCGGGCCGCAATCGCGGCATCGTCATGGAGCAGGGCATCACCGACATCAAGCCGCTATCGTTCGCGCCGAAAGACCTGATCTGGGAAACGATTCGCGCCATGACCCGCGAGGAAATCGGGGCGGTCGCAGGCGTTCCCGGCGAGCTGATGGGCGACAAAAGCGCGACGTATGAGAATCGGGCCGAGGCGGTCAAGTCGTTCTGGAATGACACGATCCGCCCGTTGTGCGACTGGCGCGACGAACACCTCACCGAGTATTTCCGCAACATCGGCGCGATTCGGCCAGACGAGGAAATCGAATCCGACTACAGCGACGTGGAGGCGTTGGAGCAGTCCTACGCTGACCGGCTGAAGTATGCGCAGGGGCTGATCGGGCTGGGCGTGACGTTGCGCGACGCCAACGAGATGTTCGACCTCGGCATCCCCGACCCCAGTCTCGAGGCCGCAGACGCGCCAGAACCCCCGCCAGAGCCAGCCGCGCCGCAAGGACAACCCGCGCCGAATGTGTCACCGCCAGAAGGACAGGACGCGCCACAACCGCCCGACGTGCCGCAGAAGGCCATGACCCGCGCGATGCCGTGGCCCGTGTATGGCAGCGATGAGCACAAGGCCATGCTTGATGTGTGGGAGAAGGCACTCGCCCCGCGTGAGGCGCGGATGCGTCAGGCGTTGCGCCAGTTGTTCAGTGAGCAAGAGAAGGACGTTCTGCGCAGGATCGCGGCGCCGGGCAAGTCGGCAGACGACGCGGCGAAAGCGCCCTTCGATCTCGCCAAATGGATCAGGCTGTTTCGTGTCAAGCTCTCCCCGCATATTCGCCTGACCCTGGCCGAAGCCGGGCGCGACGCGATGAACGATCTCAACATCGGCGTCTCGTTCGATGTGGCGCAACCCGAAGTGCTCGACTACATGCGCGACCGCGAGAACAAGATTAAGGGCGTGGTCGAGAAGACATTCGACGATCTCAAGCGCGACATCTCGGAGGGCATCGACCAGGGCGAATCGATAGACAAGATCGCGGCACGGGTTCAGGAACGCATGGGGCCAATCGCCGACGGACGCGCAACGATGATCGCGCGGACTGAGGTTATCGGCGCATCCAACGGCGGCAAGGTGTTGGCCTGGCAACAGTCGGGCGTTGTGACTGGCAAACGCTGGCTGGCAAGCACATCGCACATGGGCGCGGGAGATCCAAACCCGGTGCGCGATTCGCACGTTGAAGCGCACGGGCAAGAAGTCGGGATTAACGAGGCGTTCCAAGTGGGCGATGGCGAAGGACTCGCGCCGGGCCAGATTGGGCTGCCCGAAGAGGACATCAACTGCCGGTGCACCATGCTCGCCGTCACCGATCAGGGGCGCGGCATGAAGGCGCTGGCCGTGCCTGAGCCCGAGCAGGCGGCACCGTTCGAGACGCACCAGCCGATCAACGTAACGGTAAGCGTAGCCGCGCCGGTGGTGAACGTGACGAACCAGACACCGGCCCAGCCCGCGCCCGTCGTCAACGTTGCGGCGGCAGAGGTGAACATCCCCGAGCAGCCCGCGCCAGTGGTAAACGTGAGCATCCCTGAGGCGAAGGAACAGCCCGCGCCCGTGGTGAATGTGTCACTCCCCAGGGCCACGAGTCAAACGCAGACCGTTAACCGCGACGAACAGGGCAACATCATCAGCACCACGACGCGGATTAACTACGGGGGTGAGTGATGCCGAGCCTGATATACAACTCCCTCCTTGAGGACATCGCCACGGGCGCGGTAGACCTCAATTCGGACACGTTCAAGGCGATGCTCGTCACCGACTCGTATACGGCAGACAAGGACGCCCACACGAAGCGCAGCGACATCACCAACGAGGCGGCTGGGACTGGCTACACCACGGGCGGCGCAACGGTTACGGCGACGGTCACGAAATACACGGCGACTGACCGCGTAGATGTCGTGTTCTCAAATCCATCATGGGCCGCGTCCACGATCACGGCGCGGGGGCTGGTTATCTACAAGGCGCGGGGCGGCGCGTCGTCTGCCGATGAACTCGTGGCCTACGTTGACTTCGGCTCAAACATCGCCAGCACAAGCGGGACGTTTGCGGTAACGCTCTCCAGTCCGCTACGTTTCCAGAACTGAGGTTTACAGATGGCAATCACAACGCGAGATGGAATCATCGCAGGGGTAAAGGTTCCCGAGGATATTCTCAAAGTGGGCGCGGCGACTGTGGCGGGGCGGTTCTACTCCCCGTTCTACGTGGCTGGCAGGCCCGGCGCGGCGGCGGCAAACGTGGCCGGGACAAGCGGACTTGCCCTTACATCCTACGCGGGGCAAATCCCATTCTCCAACCCGGTGAGCGGGAATACCTATCTGGCGCGGTTCTCTGCGACTGTGAACGTCGCCGGGACGCTTGTTCTGTGTGATCGGCTCTGGCACAACTCGGGCCTGTCCGCAACGTCGAACACGCTGCAAAGTTTCACCTCTGCGGCATGGCCCGCCCGCGATATGGACGGCTCGACAGACGGGCGCGGGGTGATGATCGGCTTCGAGGTGTCTACCGTCATGGGCGCGGGAACACCAACATTCAAGCTCGACTACACCAACAGTGCGGGCACGCCGGGGCGGACGATCACCACGGCGGCACAGTCTACGACGATGGCGGTGGGGTCATTTATCCCCATTGAACTCGCGGCGGGGGATGTTGGGGTGAGGACGATAACGGGATGGACGCTCTCGGCGACGATGACGAGCGGGGCATACCACCTCGTGGCGTATCGCCCTATCGCGTCAGTAGACATCGTTACCGGAAACATCGGGAACGCGGTGAACTACCTCACGTCTGGATTCCCGCGCCTGTATGACAATACCGTGCCGTTCTTTCTGTGGCTACCATCAACGACTACAGCGCCGATCATCCGCGCCCAGATTGTCTACACGCAGGGGTAGCCTGTGGCGATTGAGCGCCAGTATCCCGCCCAAGAGACGACGCTAGACAGCGTGCCCTCATGGGACTCCCTCGGAAGCCAAATCGATGGCATAGAGTCGGAGGCGCTATTCGACGTAGCGGCCGCGCCTGGCGTTGCGGTCGGTTCAATCGGGACTGTCACCGTCTCGGCGGTATTCGGCTCTGCGGTGGATCTCACGCCGCACGCGGAACGGCGCGGGGGACTTGCCGAGGCGTCAATCCCCAGCGATGGCTCGTGGGATTCACTCGAAGGCCAGATAGACGGTATTGAATCCGAGGCGCTATTTCTCGGGCGCGTGGATGCGTCGGCCAGTGGTGAGATTGGGACGGTAACGGTCTCGGGTATCGCTGGCACGGCGGCAGGCAACGCCGAAGCGGCGGGCGAGATTGGGACGATCACCATATCGGCAATTGAAGGGACGGCGACGGGCGAGACGATGGCAACGGGCAGCAGGGGTGGGCGCTCCTACCGCTGGTTGATCAACAGCCCGCCTCTCGCCTCACCGGTGGGCGCGTGGATACGCCAACGTGAGGAGGAGGAAATACTCCTCCTCGGACAATGAGACACTTTTTGACG